CGGACGTATGCCCGAAAATGAACCCGTTGCGTCGGTCGGATCTCTTCATCCAGAGCGGCCGCGGCTTTGTCGATCACGTCTCTTATTGAGTCGCCGCGGTATACCTCGCCATTGATCGTGATCTTCCAACCTTTGTTTCGACCACGCAGACGCTCGATTGAATGGATCGTTTTATTGTCATCGAGAAACGTCAGACGCGCCGCGTCGAGGCGGGTTAAGCACTTCCGGGGGTCGATCGTTTTCGGTTCGCTGACCATGTGACCAAGACGGGGGATAAGCGGTTCGACTGGTGGTTTGAACGGGCGACTTCTGCCAGAGCTGAAGGGTATCCATTCGAGGTTGTCCAAGGAGCAATCTCGGTGGTCGCCATTGCGGTATCCGGCCATCGTGTGGTCTGGTCGCGGCTTCCCGAACGCATCAAGCACGATCTCCGCAAGGCTAAACTTCTTCTCTTTCCCGAAGCGTTCGACCACTATAATCAGTCTAGCGCCTAGGTCCCTTGGTTTCTTCGTTCTCCACTCTCGGACGTTAGGGTCGAGGTACTGAACGGTCCCTGCAGCACTGACTCGGTAGGGACACGTGAGCGACGAAAGCAGCTCGCTCGGCACATACACGATTGGTGGTTCCACGTCACTCATCAGACTCACTCCTCATCGGGGAACGCCCCTCGCAGTCGCCCCGGTGCCAGTTTCGTGTAAAGCATCGTGTGCTGGATGTTCTGGTGACCCAACCATTCCTGGATCACGCGAACGTCGCGCCCGCTGTTCGTCATGTGGTAACCGCAACCGTGGCGGAACATGTGGGGATGGAGTGGCTTGGCATAGCCTCCCTCTTCGCCGGCTCGCCTCACGATCCGGAAGAAACCGCGCGTCGAGAACGGGCCGCCTCGCTCGCTGATGAACACGTGCCCGACGCGATTCTGCTCATTCGGGGTCAGCTTCTTTAGTTCCCTCACCTCCTCAACGGACAGATCGTGGGTGCTCCTGGCGCCTTTCTTGACCCTCAGCACGTAGTAGGTGCGGCGCTGCAGATCGAGGTGGTCCCACTTCATCCTCGTCAGCTCGGCCGCGCGCAAGCCGTGCCTGAATGCCATCAAGACCATCAGAGCGTCACGCCGACCATACCGGCCTTCGGCCGCGGCTGCCTTGTGGATCGCCTTGAACTCAGCGTAGGTGATCCACTCGTGTTCTCGCTCATGCTCGTTATTCATCCGGCGCGGCGGGGGGTTTTTGACCATAAAACTGTGCCTTAAAGAGTGGACATCGTTTCGCGATCACGTCACTGTGCCGAAAACAGTGTGCGCTACAATCCGCACGCCGTGCCTTTTGATCGTGTTTTTGACCCCTCCGAGCGAGAAACTGTGCCGAAAGGGGTTATTTTCGGCACAGTGCCGACCTCGGTCAAGGCCCCACCCCCTACGGTCCGGTTATCGCGGTGGACACGATTACATCGGGGGCCTGCGCGCGGCCGAGTTCGAATCCCCGATAAAAAATCTTTTTTAATGCCGGTCACAACCCCTTATATGTTGCCACTTGCGCCGCGCATAAAAACGGTTGTGCGGAGAATCCGTGAGAGTTACACGCAAAGCGCCGTATATTATAGGTAGACACATCTACGAATCACCGCGAGTCGCACCCGTGAAACTCAAAGGCCACCGATCGCTGCACGAGGTCGCGCGGATCTCCAAGGGCTATCCCAAGCTCGTGGTGTGCCTGTGCGACTACTACGGCATCCCGCTCGAGCGCCGCGGCCGGTTCGTCTACTTGGCTGACGAGCACCTCAACGAGGTCATCAGCCAGGTCGCGCTCTGGAAGGTGCGGCCCCGTATGAGCGGCATCGGACAGCCCAAGCCCAAGCTCCAGCTCCAGCTCGTCGTCTGACCCCCAAGGCCACCCATGAGCCTGATCGTACTGAAAGCCGCCATCGACCTGGCCGGCCTCGTCGCCGCGCTCGTGGGCCTCGCCAGCAGCCTCGTGTTCCGGGCGGCCGTGCTGTCGCACCGGGGCAGGCCGGAGCACTGCCGGTTCCCGCGGGTGGAGTACACCGTGCCTGTCCTCGAGCCCGACCACACGCCCGACCGGCAGGCGGCGGGTATCCGGACCGTCGCGAACCCCAACGGCCAATACATTTGATCGACCGCGGGCCGCGCCGCGGGGAGTCAGCCCCCTGTGGCGCGGCCTAGCGGCCCACTTCTCGAGCACTCCATGTGGATGCAAATCCTGAATCACCCGGGGGCCAGGGGGAAGGTGCCGACTCCGGCGAGCTCACCCGCGGCGACCTCGACCTCATCCGCCAGGCCGCCCGCAACGACTGGCCGGTACCCGCGGCTACACGAGCCAAGATCGTGCAGCGCCTGGTGTCGTACCTGGACGCGGAATGCGAGGAGGGCTCTACGGCTCCTGACCGGGTCGTACTGGGGGCCGCGCGGGCCCTGGCCGCCTTTTGCGGTTTAGGGCTCAAGCAACAGCAGCTCGACCTGATGAGGGAGCGGCTCGAAGGCAAGAAGTCGGAGGTCAGCCTGGCTGACCTGGTGGGGGATGCGGAGTCACGAGCGGAGGCGCGGAAACTTGAGCGTGCGTCTGAACAGTTGCAGCCCGGTGGCTGATTATGTGTGGCAGATCCCGGAGTCAGTAGATCTCCAGCTCGGCGCGGGCAAGGTCGAGCGCTATGTGCGTGCCTCGGAGGCCGCGAAGGTTCGCGAGCATCTGGTACTCGAGGGGCATCAGTCAGCGGCCAAGGTTTTCGTTCTGACCAACAAGGTCGAGAAGCTCGAGCGAAACATCGAGCTAATCTGCTCGCTGAGAGACCAGCGTATCGAAGAGCTGAACGGAGTCGCCAACAAGCACGCGCGAGAGGCCGACCTGAAGGATGCCGCCATTGCCAGCGGAGCGGAGCGCATCAAGCAACTCGAAGACAAGATGGCTGAGTTGAAAGCCGCCGGAATCTGGGGAGGAGTCGGTCGAGCGGGATGCTTCGTCACCCTCCACCCCAAGCGTGTGACTGTGATCGGAGAACAAGACCGCATTTCCTTCTACGTCAAAGACCCCGGTCGCGTAGAGATGGATTTCTGAGCTCGTGAACGAACGCGAACGCCTGACCGAGCTGCTCTCTCTCACCTACGACGACCCGGACCTCTTCCACTCAACGTTCATCGGCGGGCCGGGCCTGTGGGAAGGCCAGCGGCGGATCGCTCAGTCGGTGGCGGATTACCGGATCACCGTGGCCTACACCGGCAACGGCCTGGGCAAAGACTACTTGATCGGCCGGTGCATCATCCCGTGGTGGATGTTCACCCGCAAGAATTCGCAAGCGATCCTGACAGCCCCATCGCAAAACGTCCTCGGCAGCGTCACCTGGAAAGAGCTGCGATTCGCCGGCAACCATAGCGCGTTTCCGCTGGGAATGCAGATCTCGCCCGGCATCAAGGCCAGCCCGCTCCGAGCGATCGTGCAAGGGGACTGGGGAGCCCTCGGTTACTCGACCACCTCGGTAGAGCGTGCCAGCGGCCAGCACAACCGCAAGCTGCTAGTCGTCGCCAATGAAGCCAGCGGTATCCTGGACGAGATTTTCGATGCACTGGACGGCCTCAAGTATGTCCGACTCTTGCTCACACTTAATCCAATCCGCGCTCGCGGCCGTGCCATCGATCTCATCAACCAGGCGAAGAAAGATCGTGAGGACGGCATCCCGCGCCATCGTGCGGTCAATGCGATCCGGATCAGCTCCCTGGAAAGCCCCCACGCTCACCTCGATGAGAGCCCGCACGGCATGGCCGATAAGACGTGGCTCCATGATGTGGAGCGGCGGTACGGGCGCGACTCTCTGTGGTATCGGTCACATGTGCTTGCCGAAGTCCCCTCGATCGACAGCGACAACCTGATCCCGGTGGCCTGGCTGGATCGAGCGGCGGCCGTACCGCATCCGCCGTTAACACCATTCGGCGATCTAAACAAATCAAGACGCATCGCATGTGATCTCGGAGAAGGGGTAGGACGTGATTCCACTGCCATACTTGTTAGGGATGACGCTGGGGTCCTTGAGATCATCGCCGGCAATAGCCTTGGGCTTGCTGGCGCTGCAGGAGAAATCGCGCGTCTCAGCCGCAAGTGGAACGTCGCCCACAACCAAATCAGCTACGACCGGCTTGGAATCGGACGCGATCTTCGACACCACCTCATCGCCCACGGAATCACCGACGCCGTCGGATACGCCGGAAGCGGAGCTGCCAAGTCTGCCCGAGAGTTTACTAATCTCCGCACCGAAGCCGCCTGGAAACTCCGAACCAGGCTCAACCCGGACTGGTCGACCGACCCGCGTTTCGAGCTGACCACACGGCAGCCGCCGTTCTCGATTCCGCCGGGGCAACACTGGCCGTTGCTGCGTGAGGAGATGGAAAAGTGGACATACGATTTGGTCGGTAAGCAGACGCGCCTGATCTCGAAAGAAGACCACTGCGCGGAGCTGGGGCGATCGCCAGACAGGTCAGATGCCTTGCTCCAATCCTTTGCTTTCACCTGAGAGGAATCTATGAGCCGCCGCTCGCAAGTGATCCAGCAACGCAAGGCCCTCGACCACGCCCCGATACTCAGCCCCACGCTCGCGCCGCCCACTCACCCGGTGCAGCTCGGCCTGGAGCAGCTCGCCGGCCTCTTGATGCAGCAGGGCGCACCCCGGGGCTGGAAGCTACAGACAGGAACCGACCCGAAGCTCATCCGCCTGATCGCCACGTGCGGCCCGCTCGAGGTGCCGCTGGACTTCACGCCCGACGACGCTCGCAAGCTCTCTCAGAAGATCCTGGAGGCCGTCGAGTCGATCGATCCGACGGCGGCCGAGGAAGAGCCGGGGCCTGAGCACACGACGACGACCTGCACGAGCTGCTTCCGCGAAGTGGTTGATAGGCCGCCGGGCTTCTTCACTGAGCAGGAGGCTGTCGAGGCGGCCGAGCTGGAGAACTACTTCCGGGAGCAAGAGCAGCCGGCCGAGCGGTTCGAGTCAACGCACCTCACGAGCGAGGATATCCTCGGCGCACGGCAGGCGGGCCGGCCCTTCACGATGGACGACTATCTCAAGCTGCACCCGTGATTACCCAACTCAACCCGCCCATCCCCGTCTTCATCTCCGGCCGGGGCACTGGCCTGGCCCATCTCGTGATCGATTACGGACCCGAGTTCCACCTGCTTTGGACCGTGATCCTCGACAAGGGCGGCGAGATTTGGACGCTGCCTAACCCGCTCGTTCGCGGGCAATTCAACGTGACCATGGGCCGCACACCTTCCAATGTCTGACCAGCCCCGCCTATTCCCGTTCCCGAGCTCACCCTCGATCGACGCCACCCTGGATCGCACCGCGATCATCCAGGAGGTCGAACGAGGCCTGCGCAACGAGCGCACGCGCCTTGCCGACGCGGCCGAGAACCAGGCGTTCGTGGACCTGGACGGTGAGCGGTACACGCCGAGGCGTGAGGCCGAGACGGAATTCGACTACGCGGGCAGGGTCAAGCGCACTACCGGCTTCGTCCACCAGACCATCAGCAAGCTTTGCCAGCACACCTACAACCCCGGCCCGCAACGAATCGCCACGAAAGCCGCCGGTGCCGACAAGCTGCTCCAGCAGTTTTATGACCAATGCCACATCGACGCGGTGATGCACGAAGCCGAGGAGCTCTCGACCACCAACGACGTCGCCGCGATCGAGATCAAGGCCACGCTCGATCCGGAGCGGCCCATCGATTTGCAGCTCTGGGGTGGTGAGGAGTTCGCGGTCTTTCTGGATCCACGCGACCAGCGCCGGGCTTACAGTGTTTGCACCATCGATAAATACGATGAGCAGACGCGGTTCCGTTTATGGTTCGAGGATGAGGTCTACACGTTCGTCACCAGGAAAGCGGAGAGCGGCAACTCAGACAAGGGCGTGATCGCGTTTCAGCAGGGCGGCCCGGAGGAAAACACCTACGGCGGCTTGCCCTTCAGCTTCGTCCATTACCAGATGCCGGTGCGGCGATTCTGGTCCCCGTCACCCGGTACGTTCCTCCGAGAGTGTGAGAAGAGCCTCAACAGCCAGCTTTCCGAGCTGGCCGAGACGATCCAGAAGTTCAATGCACCGGTCGGCATATTCAAAAACGTGTCGGTCGAGTTCAACCCGGAGGTCGGCAAGGGGCGATTCTTGAGGCTCACCAGGGCCACCGCCGGCTACGACGGCGACGGCTTCAGCCAGAGCGGTGAGCCATCGGCCGAGTACCTTCAGGCAGTCATCCAGGTCGAGAGCATTTGGCAGGACATCCAGAACACCATCCGCCAGATCGCCGAGGCGGTGCAGGTCCCTCCCAGCGCTCTCACCCTCGACTACAGCGATGCCCCCAGCGGCCTGTCACTGGTGATCCGCGAGTTCCCGCTCCTGACTCGAGCTCGACAGCGCCGCCCCATCTTCCAGTGGGCCGAGAGCGAGCTGGCCAAGAACATTTTGCGCTGCTACGGCAACCATTACGGCGCGCCCGAAATAGTGGCGGCCGGCAAGGCTCTCCAGCTCCTGGTGAGCTGGCCGGAGCCGCGTATACCCGTGCCCGGCCCCGAGCGCAACGCCGAGGACGAGTGGGAAATGTCGATCGGGGCGAAGAGCAGGGTCGACGTGATCCGCGAGCGGTACGGACTGACACGGGATCAAGCGATCGAGCGGCTCAAGCAAGTCAAGAAAGACGAAGACGAGGCCAACGCGATCATGCCGCCGGAGCCGCCGCCGGTTGAGGTCGATCCCAATGGGGAGCCGGTGAAAGAAGAGGGCGGTGACAAGCCGCCGGAAGAACCCAAGACCGAGGAGACCGATGCCTGACTTGGAACCCCTCTACGGCACCCCCAAGCTGATCCTCGCACTCAAGGAGGTCCTCGAGCTCGAGGAGCACTTGTTCGGCTGGGCTCATAACCAAGAACATTTCTTTGCGCATACGGAATATTGCGGCTTGGTGAAGTTCTTCGACAAGAAGGTGACCGACGCACGGGAGCGCCGCCGGCCGATCCTCGACCGCGTTTTTCAGCTTGGCGGCACTGTCGACGGAGTTGAGACCGCCCCCGACGCCGCGCTGGACGAACTGCTAGACCGATTGAAAGCAATCCACGACGCGTGCCAGCAGGCTTACGACGCCCTGGACGACGATTACGTGACCGAGCGGCTCCTGGCCGAGAACCAGAAACACGTCGAACGCTGCATCGAGAAGGTGCAGCAGAAGCTCGCCAAGAAAGCCCTGATCGGCGAACAGCTCTGGCTCGACAGACTCGTCTAACCCGGGCAGATCTGCGCCGCAACCACCCCCTGAGAGAACCATTTCATGCCGCCCTCGACCAGCGACACTCAGACCGCCATTGACATCCTGAAAGCCGAAAACGAGCGCCTCAGCGGCCTGGTGGGCACGCTCACCAGTGAGCGCGATAAACACAAGGGGGACCACGAGACCGCCTCCAAGGAACGGGACACGCTCAAGGCCCAGGTCGGCAACCCCGACGAGCACCGCAAGCGGGCCGACGAGCTCGAGCACAAGCTCCGCGTCGTGACCCACAAGGCCGAGTTCAGCAAAATCGCCGAGGACGCCGGCGTGCACCGCGACATGATCGACGACCTATTCGAGCTCTCCGGCTACAAGCCCGCCAAGGATGAGATCGACCCGAAGGCGTTTCACGACTTGATCGGCGACATGAAGAAGTCCAAGCCCCGTTACTTCGCCGACCCCGCGCAGCAAGCCGCAGCGGCTGCCGCCGGCCACTACGACCCCAAAGTACAGCGCACCGTCCCCGGCTCTGGCCGAGGCGCTTCCCACGACCCGTCGAAGGCCGGCATCACGCTCACCCGTGCTCAGATGGCTGACCCGAAATTCATGTTGGACAAGCGCAACAAGGAAATCATCCAGTCCGCAGTCAGAGAGGGACGAGTCGAGCAACCCAAGAGCTGATCGCCCTCAACCCGTCCCGTCTCCCTCATCCCGTCTCACCGCAGTACCGGAGCCGCCCCGGCCCTACGGCCAACTCCGGAGCCTAGACCTCAATGGCCAATTCCTTAGCAGCATTCGCAGAGACTTTGCTCGCCGCGTCCGGCGAGTACAACGAAGCCAAGGTAGCTCAGACCGAGCTGCTTGACTGCGTCCACAAAGACATCTCGACCGAGGCCGCGCGCATCGGCAAAACGGTGGATGTGTACTTCCCGGACGTGGGGCCGATGCAGAACGTCGGCAACGGCATCCTGACCCCGCGCAGCGTGTCGCCGAACTACATCTCGCTGGTGTTCCAAAACCGCGTCGGTGCGGCCCTCCAGTTCCAGGATTTTGAGCAGTGGCAGACCGCGACCGACCTCGCACAGAAGTTCTTCGACCCGCTCTACAAGAGGGCGCGCGAGTATTTGAACGGCCAGCTCACCGCCCTGGCCACCACGAGCAACTTCAGCTCCAACGCGCCGATCAACGGCAGCAAGTTCCAGGAAGTCCAGGTAACCGATAGCACGAACGCGTGGAGCGTACTGGCCGATCAGAAAGTCCCGATGCGGGACTCCAGCAAGATGCACCTGGCGGTGCACAACGCCGTGTATCGCAACATGATTGGCGATACGGCGTGGACCCAGGAAAGCTTGGTCGGCATCGCGATCGCTCAGCAGGCCCGTGAGACCGGGAAGCTGGCCAACACGTTCAATTTCACGCCGGTTTGGGATCAACAGATGCCGAGCGCATCTGGCACGATTATCTACGGCCAGGTCCAACCCGCGTCGAGCAGCTCGACAGTCACCGGCACCGCGACGGCGTTCACCACCGACCTGACGGCGGGATCGTCGTATATCACCTTCGGCTGCGACAGTACCGCCACGCAGTATCTCGTCACGGCGATTGCGTCCGACACGAGCCTGACGCTCAGCACGAACTACACCGGCGTTGTGCCGGCGACTCCGACCACGGCGCGCCGGATCACCAATCTGACCGGTACTGTGACCACCAACGGCACCACGGCCGTCGTGGGCAGCTCGACACTGTTCACCACTCAGCTCACAGCGGGACAGTGGTTGCAGTTCTCGAACGACACCACCAAGACCGCGTACCAGATCGCGTCGATTACTGACGCGACACACCTGACCCTGTCCACCGCCGCCACCAACACCAACGCTTCCGGCCTCACTGCAACGGTGCAGAGCTACCAGTCGCTGGCGTTCCACGAATATGCCATCGCCCTCGCTTTGAGGCCGATCTTCACACCGCCGGAAGCCAAGGACGTGGTCCAAGTGATGTACATGGATTTGCAGGGTATCCCCATCCGCGTGATGGTCAGCTACCAGCACATCTACCAGGCGCTCTACGTCACGGTGGATTACGGCTACGCCCTGGCCGTGATCCGTCCCGATTTTGGCGTCCTCATTAACACCTGAGACAACCCCCCGCGAGGCCCTGGCCGGCCGCGTTCCGTGACCGGCCAGGGCACACCCCTGAAAGGGAGCATCTCAAGTGGGATACCCGTACCCTAATGTCGGTCAGCCGACGTTCGATCAGTTCGGCAACCAGGCGGAATACTCGCCCCTCGTCAGCCGCTCCACGGCGGGCGCTCTCGCCCCTGGCCAAACTCTCATCTCGTGCTCGGGGCGCATTTCGACCTCGGCCTCGGCGACGGTCACCGTACCGCTCTTCACGGTGCCGGCGAACAAGACGTGGTTCGAGACCGACCTCAATCTGAGCACCATCGCCAGTGTCGAGCTCGACTGCCAGGTCAGCGCCGGCAGTGTGCCCATCGACCGCGAGGCGACCAGTTCGACCTCGCCAATAAACATCGTGCACGAGACTCAGCCATTCGCACCGGGCGGCACCATGGTCTCGCTGTTATTGCCTCAGACCAGCGGCGGGGCGGTCAATTTGGATTTTATGGTTGCGGGTTATTTCCAAGCACCTCCGCAGTAAGGCACATCCATGGCCAGCGCTGGCGTAGTGACAGGATCGATCACGCTCTCGGTCGCGTTTCAGGAGTATGTCACCTCTGGGGTGATCAGCCCGGAGACGCTGCCGGCCGCGCTCAGTGCTCTCGGCCAGGCCAGTGGAAGCCTTAGCTTCACCAACGGCACGGCGTCGTTGCAGGTCGACACGCTCTACGCCAAGCCGCTCGTGTTGTCCGGCACGACTACGACCGTCGACTTTACCAGCGTCACCGATCCGGGCGGGGCCTCGGTCACGTTCGCTCGCAGCCGCCTCTTCTTCGTTTACAACCCGGACACCAACTCTACGCACGACGTGGGCGTGTACCACGGCGCGAGCAACGGCTGGGCCCAGCTCCCCGCCAGCGGCAACCCGCTCTATGCCCGCAACAACGGCGGGTTCATCCTGCTGGTGGATCCACTCTCGACCGGCAGCGCCACCGGCAACGTGATCACGTCCACAAGCAAGACCGTCACATTCGACCCCGGCGCTAACACAGTCACTATTTACGTGATCATGGTAGGCGGCTCGGCCGCATAGGATACCCAATGCCGCTCACGCTCTCTCCCGCCGCCGGCGACGGCGTCACCCAGCCCGCCTGGCGCGTCAACGTCGCGTTTCCCGACTCGGGCACGACGATCACGATCAACGGCAGCTACCAGGCCCCGAGCTTGGGCGTCAATCCGCCCGCGCTACAGTCGCCTGTCAATTTCACGACGGGCACTGTGACCAGTCCCGGCGTGCCCGGCTCTGGCAGCAATTACTGGATTTGCGAGGTCAACCTCACGACCGGCGCGCTCCTCGTCAAGTCCTCGACCACGGCCACGCCATTGCCGGACGCGGGCAACGCCGTGGTGTTTTCGCAGACCATCGCATCGACCGCCAGCTCAGCCCCATCGCTTCAAGGCTCAATCACTTTCCCTTGGCTCTAAGGAGTCTCTAATGATTCTGAATTTCGCGGAAGGCGGCTCCCCGGGCTACGGGTACGTGCCGATCAATGACGGCACCTACTGGCAAGCCCGCCAGTACCAGGTTTTCAGCCAGACGGCCACCGTCACTCTCACGGCAGCGGCAACCGCCTCCGTGGTGAGCGTCACCGGCTGCCAGGGCAACCCCACGATCGCGGCCGGCGTGCTCAATCGCGTCGGTGCCACGCTGGTCGTCAAGGGCGGCGGCTACTGCACCACGGCCGCATCGGGCCAGGGCAATATCACGATGGGCCTCTACCTCGGTGGCGCGTGCGTGGCGACGTCGAAGGCAATCGCCCTGGCGGCATCGCAAACCACGATGGGGTACTTCTTCGAATTCCGCCTGACCGTGCTCACCACGGGCGCCTCGGGCACCGTGCAGGGGACTGGCGTGCTCGAGCTCGGGCCGCTCTCGGCCGTGCTGGATCCAGTGATCACCAACGGCTCCACGATCGGCACACAGGTGCCTGGCACAGCGCCCACCGTGGCGCTCAACGGGTCATTGCTGGTCGACGTGCAGAACGTGCTCTCCGCCGGCGTCAACACGTTGGTTCATACCAATACCACGATGGAAATCGTGTTCTGAGCTACCCTCCGGGCCGCCCGGGACCTCCACCGGGCGGCGCCTCTCCTGAGTGACTGACTCATGTCGCTTAATCTCGACCTACAACAGGGCACGTCGTTCGACTGGCAACTGGCTGCGCTGAATCCCGACGATTCAGTGCCCACCGGCCAGTTTCTGAGCAGCGACACGCTCAGCGCCAAGCTCTGGCAAGGCAACTCCGACGCGTCGGTGCTGACCCCGACAATCACCTGGCTGAGCGCCACGAACGCACAGTATCAGATCTCTTTCAACAACGCCGACACGGCTAACTTGCCCCTCGGCGTCTACTACATCGAAGCCACGGCCACCCGCTCGGGCCGCTCCGCCAAGCTAATGCCCAAGGGCTCGACGGTCACGATCGAGGGCGCGCCGGGCACGACGACCGCCAGTCCGACCTACATCACGATCACGGACATCCGCACCATCGCCGGCTGGATCGATCAAGTCAGCGCACCGAACAAGGAGACCGGGTTTTTGACCGAGTGTGCCAGGTCCCGCGAGTGGTTGGACGAAAACATCCTGCGTAACTATCGCGGCGGCAACGTGGAGCTCCTCGGCTACCACGGCCTGGCGCTCGATAGCTGGTACACCGGGGGCACGCGGCGCACCAGTCTCCGCAACATGTTCATCCTCGGCTTGCTTCAGCAAAACGGCTTGATCGTCACCCAGCGCACGAAGGAAGTTTGTGCCTACTACGCCCTCTCGCTCATCTGCGAGGGGATGTTGATGACCAGCGGGAAACCGCAGCTCTACTTGGGCATGGCGGCCAGGGCACGGGCCGAGGCCGAGCGAATCCTCTCCTGCTACACGGCCGAGCTCAGCGTCAATGGCCAGGTCGACACCAACGGCAACCTGATTGCCAACATTCCCATCAATTTCTCAAGTACGAATACGTTACAGGCGTAACCGATGCCCGTCTTGGATCTCAACACATCCCCGCGGATCGCCGTGCTCCGCCAGGTCGAGACGATCCTGCGCAACGATCCGACCCTGAAGCGTGTTGTCAAAACCTGGCGCACCTGGAAAGAGAAACCCGGGCAGAACGCCCCCTTCGGCACCGACAACCCGCTCCCCGCGATCCGGATCACGCCGACCACCGGGCCGGACATGTGGCGCTACCCTGATGCTTTCGTGGGGCCTCTTTTCCTCAACTTTGAGATGTTGATTCCGGGGCAGGAGGCCGAGGACGTGTTCAATCTCTGGTACGCACTCTGTAACGCCGTCTATCCCGGCGGTGGCGTCACGCAGACCAACATCTCAGCGCTGCAGACCGCCGGTGCGAACTCCGGCCTGGTCGAGTTTTCCGCACCCGCGTTCGATCCCACCCCTGACGGCGAAATGTGGCTCGCAAACGGCCAGATGAAGATCGACGTCCGACTCAATCTGAAAAACTGAGGTCCTTCCATGGCAGGCACTCCCAGAGAATGGGTCTACGTCGTTCAAGAATCGGCCTACATGACGCCGGTCTCGAGCCCCGCCGTCTGGACGACCAGCTCGACCTACGGCCTCTCCCACGCGGCCGCCTATTACGTGCGGCTGGACGGGCCCAACAAGTTCACCATGAGGGCCAGGCCCACTGGCGCGGTCACCACTCCCTATGGCGGCGGCCTGGATATCCCGGCCTACATGGTCAGCGACAAGCAAGAGGTCAAGGGCCAGCTCACCTTGCAGCTCACCGTGGGGCAGGCCCCGATGTGGTTGTCGTGGGCGCTCTCGCGCATCACCGGCGGCACGGCCCCGTGGACGACGTCGATCAATAACGGCGACCTGGCCTCGTGCTCGGTCTACCACGCGACAACTCGCAGCGACGGCTCGATCAAGCGCAGCGTTTCCTTGGGCACCAAGGTCGACAGCCTCAACCTCTCGGTCAACGAGGGCTCGACTATCGTCACGCTTCAGCTCAACCTCAGTGCCAGCACACCGCAAGGCAACCAGTTCGACAGCTCGAGCGATCCCAACGCGACGATCTTCCCAGCGCCGGCAGACAACAACTTCCCGATCGATCCGTATGTCTTCATCAATGCCGGGGGATCGAGCTATTTCACGTATGCCGGCGCTGTCCGAACCCAGTTCACCGAGCTCACTCTTTCGGTGCAAAACGAGCTCGCCCGCAAGTACTTCGCGAACAGGTATCTCCAACTCCTCACGTTCGTGGGGAGAAAGACCACGCTGGCGACGAAGCTACTGTACCCGGCGGTGGGCCAGGACGATCGGGCGCTCTTCGAGGGCCTCACACCCGGAGCGACCTCGATCGAAATGAACAACGGGACGCACGGGTTCACGATCGGCCTGAACGCTCAGAACGTGCTCACGCCCTTTGAGGACGACCTGCCGCTCAATGATGTGTTCATGCAGTCTTCGACCTCGAACAACATGTGGGACCCAACGGCGGGCTCCGACCTCACGCTAACGATCACATGACCGACTTGAGGCCGAAAGAACAGCCCCCGCCGGTCTCGATTCGACTCAGACAGGAAAAGACCGGCACGCCAGTTTCGAGCGGTCGGCAAAAGGTGTACTCGACAGTCGGTACTTCGAGCGTCTCCCAGCCGACCTCTTGGAACGGGATGTGGGCGATATATGGCTGTTGGTTCGGCACAGGCACACGGATCGAAGGACATAGGCCGTAGAAAAGCGACCGCGAAATCAGCCTGAGCGAGTTACGCCACGGCCCGCCGATAAACCAGCACTCCACGTAGTCGTCGCTCATGCTTCACCGCCCCGATGACTGGCACGAAAACCGCCAACCACGCCCTCCAAAACTAGTATCGGCCCGCGAGGGCGATTGTTCGAGCATCTGCGTCGGTTGCGGCCAAATCATCAACGCCGGCCAAGAGCAACTCCTCTGGGACCACGGGCCGCAGCACCTGGTGGTGTGGACCTGCATCGTTTGCGCCCAACGCGTGGGCTGGATACCTGACCGATGGCGGCCACTAGCTACAAAATCCGTGGAATCGAGCCCCCCGACCTGGGGAGCTACCCTCCGGAGACACGCAAGCTCTATTGGAGCTGGGTTGTCGAGCTGGGCCTCCGGGCGAAGGGGAAGGAGATCCTAGCGGGGCTCGATAAAGACGGGAAGGTGATGAGGATCGAGAAGCAGACCCGCGAGCACCGCAAGTCGGCAATGACCTCCAGCGGCAAGGGCGATCCCGATGCACCGGCATTGATCCCGGGCTGGCAGAAGAGCCGAACCTACAGCCTCCTGGCCGGCCGAGCTGTCTCCACTCACGCCGATTTCTACTGGCGCTTCGATTCGTTCACCGGTCGCGACTGGGGCCAGGTTCTCAAGTACCAGGCTGAGCAGGGGAGAGACACAATCGGCCTCTCACCGGCCGGGATCGCCAAGGTCAAGGTGCAGAGCTGGGCTAAGTGGGACGCCTGGAAAGCCGCATCGGTCCGGGACATCGCCATCGAATCCAGGACCAGGGCCACAACCACGGCCGCGCGTACCTCGGCACGCCAGCCGGGCGAATCGATCACAGTCAACAAGGGCCGCGCGCCCACCTCGGCCGCAACGTACGGGATCAACGCTGACGGCCCTCGCAAGGGGCACGGCGGTCGCACCCCCGCGGAGTGGGATGCGTACTTTCGGCAGACGGCGTCTGCCAAATTGCCAGGACGGCCTGAAAGCCCTGGCGCTCGCAGCCCGATCAGTGGCCCCAATTACAACCGAATCATCAAGCACACCTGGAACCAAGGCTCCCGGCCGGGAGAAGCAGGGACGGCGGCCCCTGTGGCACCCCGGCCGGGGCCGAGGATCCCCGAGCCTCCGATCGCTCACACCGGTCCCGTCAATCGCCTCCCGACGATCGACGCCGCAAAGCCGCCCAAGGGAGCAACGTCAGCCGCGGATTTCATTGGCGACGTGCTCAGGGCTGCGCAAAACGTGCCGACGGCGCGACTCTACCACGGTAAAGCGTGGATCCACGACGTGTGGGCCGAGTACACGAAACTGGGCGCTATCAGCGCGTCACTGGCCGGCTTCAAGCTCTTGATCGTCGCCGAATACTCGCTCCGGATGCGGATGTCCCGCGCCGATCTGGTGCAGGCCATGAACCCCGGCGACGTCGACTCGTCCGACACGTTTTACCGGATCGGCGGCAGAACCCTGGCCACGTTCAATTTCTTCAAGGTCCGAGCATGAGCAGTGGAACCGCAACCGTCGACCTCTCCGGCCTCGACCGGATCCAGGCGCGCCTGCGGAAGATCGCCGATCCCGACGCGAC